GAACGCGCCACACAGAAAGGCCCTGAAGCCCCTTAAGGGCCGGGTGACATGGAGGTTCTCGTGGCGGATGATCGCCCGTTCCGGATCCAGGTGGACCTGCTGACGGAGGAACGACGTGGATGGGTGCAGGCCCGCGCGGCGGAAAGCCGATGCGCCGAGAGCGATGTGATTCGCGCGGCGGTTGATTCCGCCATCGAGGCGCATCAGAAGGACGCCGCCGAGGAAGAGGAGGAGCACCTCGATCCGAGGGAGCGTTTCCTCCGGGCGGTCCGCCAGTGGTTCACCCTCGAGCTCGCAGCCGAGCAGGCTGGTGTCCGGTGGCGTGAAGTCGAGCGCTGGCTCCGGGGGCGTCAGTTCCTCGACGAGGTGCAGCGTGCCCAGTGGGTGTTCCTTGCCGACGTGGAGCACCGGATGCTCCGGCTCGGTCAGGGGAGCAAGGGGAACGCGCTCGCGTTCGGGGAGTTTTTGAAGGCCCACCACCCCCACTACGGCCGGGCCAAGCAGGAGGAGCTCCTGCGCGGCTGGGCCCGCCTGCAGGATGACCTCCTGGAGAGTCTGGCCGAGGAGTTTGGGCCGCAGCAGGCCGAGGCTCTTGAGCGGGCCATCAAGCGGTTCGAGCAGCGCAAGGAGGTGCGTCTGGCAACCCGGACCTGAGGGAGTTGGTTGCGATGTGGCTGGCCAGACTGGACGCCCCAACCTACTCCTCCCCATTTGTCCTGCCCCGGGCGTTGGGGCGGTCGAGGAGGACAGGTGCCAACAAGGCACGCCTGAAGCTGGTCCAGGCCGTAGTGGCTCCGACTGAACCCCTGCGTAAGTACGCAGAAGAGCCGGTGGAGTTCTTCCGCGAGGTGCTGGGGGTCGAGCCCTGGGGCAAGCAGCTCGAGATCCTGGAGAAGGTCCAGGCCGAAAAAGAGACTCACGTTGCAGCGTGTCACGGCGTGGGCAAGACGATGTTCGCGGCCTGCCTGGCGGAGTGGTGGTTCAGCGCTCGGGGGTATCCGGTCATCACAACCGCCCCGACTGGCCGCCAAGTGAAGCGCCTCCTGTGGCAGCAGGGCATCGAGACGAATCGGATGCATGCCCGGCTGAAGCTGCCTGGTCGGGTCAAGAAGACCCAGGAGATCGTGGTTGATGGTCGGCCGGACTGGTTCGCGTACGGCTTCTCGACGGACGACGGCGAGAACGCCCAGGGGCCGCATCTGGACAACCTGCTGGTCATCGTGGACGAGGCGGGTGGCGTCAGCGATGCCATCTGGAACGCCATCGATGGCTGGTTGACCAACCCTGGGTGCCGGCTGCTGGCGATCGGGAATCCGAGCAAGCGGAAGAACGCATTCTATCGGGCCCACCACGACAGAATTGGCGAGGTGGCAACGGTGCAAATCAGCGCCTTCGATTCGCCGAACCTGGACGGCAAGTCGAAGCAGTGGCCGAAGCTGGTTGACCAGGCGTGGATCGAGGACAAGCGCAAGAAGTGGGGTGAGCAGTCCTACCTCTGGCGGACGCGGGTGCTTGGCCGGTTCCCGACCGACGCCGAGGAGAAGTGCATCCCGATCGAGTGGATTGAGGAGGCGTTCCGGTTTGGCGAGGAGTTGGCCCGGGAGGAAGCGCTCCTGAGCCCCGAGGAGCGGCGGGTCCAGTGCGCCCCCAAGAAGGCGGCGCTCGACGTGTCCCGGTCTGGCGCGGACAAGAACGCTCTGGTCTACCTGGCCCGGCAGAGGCTGCACATCGTGCGCTACTGGAACGAGACGGACCCTCTGTATTTGATGGCCGTCGCGCGCTACGTGGATCGTTGGGTGGCGGGCCTGGAGATCAAGCCGGACTCGCTCTGCGTGGACATCAACGCGGTGGGCGCCGGCACGAAGGACAGACTCTTGGAGTTGATGACCCCGGAGACCTGGGGGGACTGCCAGTTGGCGGAGTTGGACTGGCGGGCAACTCCGGACTCTCCGACCGAGCACCTCGGGACCCTGTCGGAGCTGTATGGCCGACTGCGAGAGGCTTTCAATCCGGCTACCGAGCGAGAGAAGCGCTTGGGTCTGCCGACGATGGACGAGCTGGCTGCTGCCGGGATTACGCGGGAGCAACTGACCGCCCAGCTCAACGCGCGGAAGTGCGACTACGACGATCAGCGGCGGTTCTGCGTCGAGAGCAAGAAGACGCTGCGGAAGCGTCGGAGCGAGGAGCAGATGGGCTCCTCTCCTGACGTGGCGGACGCCTTTGCCGAGTTGATGTTCCGGCCGAAGCGCCAGGAGGTGATATGGTTCTCCGGGAGATGATGGAGCGGGTGGGGCGCGTGCTGACCATGCCCCTGTGGGGGGCGCGGGCCCAGGTTGCTCCAGCCATGCCCGTGGGCACCCCCCTGAGCGAGGCGCGTTTCGATTCACCTGAGGCCCGTAGGGATGCGACAGCCTGGCTGCAGGTTTACACGCACAACTCCAGGGTCCGTGGCCCGGTGCACCGGATTGCGGAGGACGTGGCCTCGGTCAGGTGGCGTGCGATGCAGGAGGTGGGCCAGCGCGCTGACGGCAGCCCCTCCCTGGTCGAGGTTATCAGGCATCCGCTCCTCGACCTGTGGGAGCGGCCGAATCCGCACATGACCGGGGTCCAGATGCGCGAGCTGATCACGGTCTGGCTCGAGATGACCGGGAGAGCACCTCTGTTCCTGGAGCGCGACCCGGACGACGAGAACAGGACCCCGGACGGGTTCGGGGTGAGGCCCCTGCGCATATGGCCAGTCCGCCCACAGGACATCGTGAGGCGTCCCAGCGAGTCGCGTCCGTGGTGGATATTCCGGATGGAAGGCCGCCACGGGACCAGGCGCTGCCGCCCCCAGGACATGCTCCTGATCCGACAGGTGGATCCCAACTATCCATACGGCCTCGGGGTGGGCCCTGCGACCGCGGTCAACAGCGAGGTGAGCCAGGACGAGTTCTCGGCGCGCTGGAACACCAACGGCTACCGGAATGGCAGCCGTCTCGGGAAAGTCATCGGGGTCCCTGGCCTCAAGACTAAAGAGGCCAGGGAGCTGCAGCAGTGGTACGAGGCCAATCACTGCGGCGTCGACAACTCACACCGGGACCTGTTCATCAACTCGGAGTTGCGGGTCCAGGACCTCGGGGCCAATCACAAGGACTTGGACTTCATCGAGGGCCGGAAGCTCCTGCGCGACATGATCGCGCAGAACTGGAACGTTCCTCCAGAGGTCCTGGGGATCGTCGAGAACAGCAACAGGGCGACGGCCGACGCCGCATTGAATTTCCATCAGCGCCAGAACATCAAGCCACGGATCATCGGAATGGAGTCCTGGGTCAACCTCTACCTGGTCCCCTTGTTCCGCGATCCGGCCCTGTGCCTGGTGGCGGACGATCCGGTCCAGGAGTCGGCAGACTTCATCCACCGGACCATGACCGACGGATTGGTTCGCGGGGCAGTCACGGTCGATGAGTGGCGCGAGCGCCACGGCCTGAACCCCTTGGGTGGAGAGGTTGGGGGGCGGCTTTATGTGCCGCTGAACATCGCCCAGGTTGAGGCCGAGAGCGGCCTGGCACAGCAGGTGGCCGCCCAGTTGGCGGACTTGGTCAGCGGGAGGTAACTCGTGAAGAGTCGCAACATCGTTCAGGCGCAGGCCTTTACGCTGGAGTCTATCGACACCCAGGCCCACACCGTGGTTGGGACCCTCTGTTCGGAGGATCCCAACCGGAACGGCGAGCTCGTCCTGTTGGGCGGGCTGGACCTGAGCAACTACCTGGCCAATCCGGTCCTGCTCTGGAATCACTCCTGGTTCCGTGGCTTGGATGCTGAGCCGGAGAGCGTCATCGGGAGTGCCTTGGCCCTGGAGGTGGCGGACGGGGTCTTGCGCGGGAAGTTCCGGTATGCCGTGGAGGAGAACCCGAAGGCCGCCCAGACCTGGAACCTCGTGGCCGGCCAGTATCTCCGGGCCTTCAGCATCGGGTATCTGGTGCAGAAGTTCGTTTCCTGTTGGGATGATTCTTCGGTCATCGAGACCCTGCCAGAACATGCCCGAGATGCTCTCGAGCAGGGGCTGTGTGGTTTCGTGAATGTCCAGCAGGAGCTGGTGGAGGTCTCCCAGGTCGTGACCGGAGCAGATCGCCGGGCGGTGATTCAGGCGGTCCGCGATGGGGCTGTCACCTCGCAGTTCGCGCGCGACGTCTGGGAGCGCTCCGGGCATGGTGACCTGGTCGTGCCGAAATCCTGGTCCCTGGCGGGGGCCGCAGTCCACAACCTGGGGAGGGCCCACCAGGCCGTGTCCCCGAAAATCACGGAGGACGAGATTGAAATGGACGATATGAGAGCGAAGCTTGCGTCCCTGGCAGCCAAGGTCCAGGCATTGGAGGAGACCGTTCCCCCCGCGCCTGGGACCCCGGCTCAGGAGGCTTGCAAGTCGGCCTGCCAGGCCATCCTGGTGTCGGCCCAGGCTGTGGCCGATGTCCTGTCGGGGGTCGACGCCCCTGGTGCTGCTGCTGGAGTCGAGGCTTCCAAGCAGGCCCTGGCCAGCATTCAGGCTGCCAGCGATGCCTGTTCC